CAATTACATTCTTTACCATAGCGAGAACAAGCAACTCTACCCTTCAAACTGGGGGCCGCTTGCCTATCTTCATCCTGAGAAGGATCAGCGCCTAGTCACCGAGAATTACCTAGTACGCCTCAATAGCGATTTAGTAATGACCGACTGCACCAAGGTTGAGATGCTTAACCTGCATCAGCCTATCTGGGAGTTTGTTGGGCTTGAAGATGCTCGCCTCGTTATGTGGAATAACACATATTTTCTGATTGGCGTTCGCCGCGATACAACCCCTAACGGCGTTGGTCGAATGGAGTTATCTGAGGTCGCGCTAGATAAGACCAACTGGACTGCGCGCGAGATTGACCGCAAGCGAATCCCCGCACCCGCGCCAGATAGCTCGTACTGCGAGAAGAACTGGATGCCTGTTCTTGATAAACCTTATCACTTCGTCAAGTGGTCTAGCCCCGTTGAAGTGGTCAAGGTTGATCCCTATGCAATCAAGACCGAGCAAGTTAGCGTTCGCCAAGGACTTCAGCCACCTAAAGATCAGCGTGGCGGCTCTCAGCTCATACGATGGGGCAACTGCTACATCTCAATAACGCATGAGGTTGATCTGTTTAAGAACTACCTTCAGCAGAAGGATGGCATATACCGGCATAGGCTCTGTGTCTATGACGATCAGTTAAACCTTGTCGGACTATCTAAAGAGTTCTCGTTCCTAGATTTTAGGATTGAGTTCTGCGTAGGAATCGCCGAATACGAAGGCGATCTACTGATTAGCTTTGCCGTTGCCGATAACGCCGCATTTGTGTTACGCACACCACGCGTTATTATTGAGGACTTAATAGCGGAGGCGCTTGATGCTTGATGAACTGATCTACGCACTATCTAAAGACCCATTTGACCCTAAACTCAACTTTGATGTTGCCGTTGAATACGAGAAGGCAGATCAGATAGCGAGCGCAGTTTCTTTCTATCTACGCACCGCAGAGTATGGCAAAGAGTGGGGCGATCTTTATGTCTATACCTCGCTGCTTAAACTTGCCAAATGCTTTAACGATCAGAATGACCGCCTGACTACGGTTGAGACTTGCCTTATGCAAGCAATCGGTTATGACCCTGACCGCCCAGAAGGTTTCTTCCTCTTGTCGCAGTTCCACGAACGCCAAGGCAACTGGCGCAAGGCGTGGGTTTATTCGCGCATAGGTCAGAATGTTGCTAACGATGATTTTGGGTTCAGCCCACTACCTGCCGATGTTGGCTATGTATCGTATGCCCTAGAGTTTGAAGAAGCCGTTGCCGCTTGGTGGCTAGGTCGCAAACAAGAATCTATTGATATCTTCAACGAGCTACTTCGATTAGATATATCTGACGAGTACCGCAACGCAATAGAGGCAAACCTTGCCGTTATTCTTTGATGTAGGTGCTAACCGGGGAGATGCTACGGTTGCTGCGCTCGCTCAAGGCTACGATGTAATAGCCCTAGAACCTTCGCGGGTATTTGCCGATCTCGTTAAGAACTTTATCTATGAACCTCGCGTGACCCCACTCAAGTTAGCCGTATCTGATAAAGATAACGAGCGTGTGGAGTTCTACGAGGCGCAAGAAGATGGGCTAAGCACCCTCAATAAAGAGTGGCTGACCTCAGAGACTATGCCGTATGCCGGAAAGCCTTTTAGGACTATCCACGCCACAACAATCACGATAGACACCCTCGCCAAAATATACGGCGAGCCTGATCTCATCAAGATAGATGTTGAAGGCGCTGAGTGGTCAGTATTTAAGGGCATGATCTGTAAATACAAGATGCTCATTTTTGAGTGGACTCAAGCAACGATAGACGAACACCAGAAGCAGTTGCATTACCTATCGGCTCTTGGATATACGCAGGTTGCACCGCAGTTCATCGTCAATCACTTAGAGCAACCTACTGAGTGGTATGACATAGATCAGGACTTATGGGCTTGGCGAGATGCACACGCTAAGGCTTGGGAAACAGATGGATGGAAAATCGCAGGACTAAGACCAACCGCCGATGTAGGTATGTGTTGGGTTCGCTAATAAAGGAGAATAGATGGGCTTGTTAGATCGCCTAGCCGCTAAAGTAGCGGAGCAGATTACTAAAGCGCCAACGCTTGCGCCTTCAGCATCTCCAGTCAATGTGAACGCAATTACCAGCACCGATACTCAGCACTACAACGCTGACCCTATGTATCGCAACCCTATTCTTGGTAGCGCACCATTCCCTGCTGCCGTTCCGCTTTATCCAAACGCGATCAACCCACTCAATCCACGCACAAACCGCGCTGATCCACGCCGTTACGAGTTCTTAGTTGCTCAGAACATCAACCTCTTTGAGAACCGCCTCGTACCATTTAAGACCCTTCGCGTAGCCGCAGATCAGATTGACATTCTGCGCCGTTGTATTGAGGTTCGCAAGGCTAAGCTTGCCGGACTTAACTGGGATATCGTTCTTTCGGATTCTGCTACTGAGCGCATCATTGCCGAATCAGGTGGTAATCACCTTCGCGCTATGTCTGAGGCTCGCGCTAAGTTCGCGCCTGAGATCGCTCGTATGCGCGCATTTTGGGAAACACCTGACCCTGCCAACGGACTTACCTTCGTTGATTGGCTCAATATGGCAATCGAAGAGATGGATGTTCTTGATGCCCTTGCTATCTGGCCTCAGATGAAGGCTAATGGCGAGATTCGCGGATTGCAGATCCTAGACGGCTCAACTATCAAGCCACTCCTTGATGATCGCGGTATGCGCCCTGAGCCATCAGTCGGCCCTGCCTTCCAACAGATCCTCTTTGGATTCCCACGCTCTGAATTCCACGCACCAATAGATGATGAAGAGGCAGATGGCGAGTTCTCAAGCGATGAACTTGCTTACCTTGTTCGCAACCGCCGCGCTAACTCCATTTGGGGCTACTCACCTGTTGAGCGCGCTCTTCCAATGGCTGATATCTACCTTCGCCGTCAGCAATGGATCAAGGGCGAGTTCACCGATGGCGTTATGCCTAAGTCTTGGCTTGAACTCCCTGAGTCAGCCAACCTTACCCCTGAGCAGATTCAGGCTTACGAATATATTTACAACGATGAACTCTCAGGTCAGACTGAGCAGCGTAATCGTATGCGTATGTTGCTCCCGGGTGGAAAGTTGCAGTTTGAAGCAGGATACGCCGAGAAGTTCAATGATCGCCTAGATGATTACCTCATCACCTCCATCACCGGACACTTTGGCGTTCTCCCTACCGAACTTGGATTCTCTGCCAAGACTGGTCTTGGTGGCTCAGGTCATCAGCAGGGCGAGAAAGAAGCCGCAGAAGCAATCGGTATTACACCAACTGCTAAGTGGCTTTCTCAGCAACTCTCAGCCCTCTCCTATCGTTGGTTGGGTATGCCACGCGAGCTTGAGTTCCGCTTGTCCGCAAGCGATGCCACAGACAACGAAGAATCAGCCAAGCGCGATGACCTCAAGAAGCGTTCAGGCGGCTTGACTATTAACGAGTGGCGCGATGACAACGGATTGCCTCTTGTTGATACACCTGAAGCTGATATGCCGTTTGTTGTTGCAGGTCAGTCAGTCTTTATGTTCACCCCTGAAGGCATAGTTGCCGCAGGAACCTCACTTGATGAGTCAGGCGTTCAAGATAACGAGCCAAACGCAACAGAAGCACCTGCCGAGCCAAAGGCAGAGCCAGCCCAAGAAGAAGTTAAGAAGTTCATTCGTTGGGTCAATCGCGGAACCGCTACTCGACCATTCAACTTTGAACACCTAGACCACGCCTACGCCGAGGTTCTCAACAAGTTCGTTGAGGCTCGGGATCTTGACGGCGCTCGTTGGTACGCCGAACGCTATTTGGGGTTGTAATGGAGTGGCATGGCGCGTTAGTGCGCCTATCTGCTAAACACGCTACACAGATCCGCAAAGGATTTAGAAGTGCATTTAACGCCGATGACATTACGGAATCTTTTTTTAATGCCTTCCTCGGTCACACAGAAGTCACGAATCAGCAAGTAAGGGATTGGGCTAAAGTCCATATCACGCCTAACAAGGCCGCCCTTATTGCTTCGCTTACACCGATCTATGCAGATGGTTGGGTTCTTGGTGATACCGCAGCCAAGGTAATGATTAACAGAAGCCTCAAGAAAGCAGTTCAACCTGCCAATGTTGGCGTAGTTAATTGGGATACTTGGAAGCCTGGCAACCAAGCCGCAGCAACTTTGATTCAACCTTCAGGTGGATTGCAAAGATTGCTTGATAGTCAAGGATTGACTATTGATGGTGTAAGCAATACAAAATTAGATCGCATTGGAACTGTTCTCGGTAATGCTTTACAGTTAGGCATTACTCCTAAAGAAGTTTCGATAATGGTGGATCAAGTTATCAACGACCCTCAGCAAGCCCTTGTTATTGCACAGACCGAGATGAGTCGCGCAGTAGTTCAAGCTGAACTCGCCCAATACCGAGATTCAAATGTTGAGATGGTTGAGTGGCTAGTCGCTGATCCTTGCGAAGAGTGCCAAGTCAATCTTGATGCTTCCCCTATTTCCATTGATGCCGATTGGCCTAATGGAGATGCGCCGGTTCACCCAAACTGTATGTGTGATATCGCCCCTTACATTTCAGACACCTCAAACCTAGGAGAATAAATGGCAACCTCAATCGCGCCACTTCAACACGGCACAATCACAGTAGGAACAACGGCACAGACACTACTTACAACCCCAGTTGGAGTTCGTAGAGCTTTGGTCGTTATCCGCAACAATGACTCAAGCAAGACCATCTATATCGGAGATGGAACCGTTACCGCATCGGGTGCAACCCAGGGTATCGGCATTGCTGCTGGAGCCACTCTTCAGGTTGAGTTCTCATCAGGAACCACCATCTCAGTTATCGCTTCAGGCGCTAACACTTCAGTTTCATTCCTTTGGTCAGCAGGTAACTAATGTCTGAGGGTTTTGTTCCACCTGCGGAAGTTCGCGCTAATGCTAAGCGAGGCTTAGAACTTCGTGAAAAGCATGGTCGCGGTGGTACAGAAGTAGGCGTTGCTCGCGCAAGAGATTTATCAAATGGCGCATCAATATCGCTAGACACCATTCACCGAATGGTCAGTTACTTTGCTCGTCACGAAGTAGATAAGCAAGGCGAAGGTTGGGGCAAGGATTCTGCTGGCTATATCGCTTGGCTCCTATGGGGTGGCGATGCTGGTCGCAGTTGGGCAAACAGAATTTCCAAGGAAAACGAAAAAAAGGATAAAGCACTTATGAACGATTTTACTACCGCTTATGCCTCCATTCTCAAGTATGACGAGAATGACGATGGAACCCTTATGGTCTATGGCAACGCCACAGATGATTCACTAGACCTAGATCAACAGATTTGCGACCCTGCATGGCTTGAGAAGGCTATGCCGGATTGGTTCACATCAGGGGGAAATATCCGTGAAATGCACGGCCCTAACGCGGCGGGAGTAGCCAAGGAATATGAAAACAAGAACGGCAAGCATATTATTGGTGTCCATGTTGTTGATCCTTTGGCAGTTAAGAAGGTTAAGACTCAGGTTTATCGCGGATTCTCAGTAGGCATTAAAGCTCCTCGCGTAGTGCGCGATAACAAGGCTGCTAATGGTCGAATCATTGATGGATCAATCATTGAGGTTTCCCTCGTAGATCGCCCTGCCAACCCTAACGCTAAGTTGATCTTGGCTAAGTCAGTTGATGGGGAATCCACCCTCGTACAGGTAGAAGAGATGCACGAATACAAAGCACCTCTCCCAAGCGATATTGCTAAAAAGAAAGAAACCGATTACGCCAGCATTAACGAAGGTGGCGAAGGATCTGAACCTGCCGATAAGGAACTCTATAACCGAGTTAAGGCAGAAGCCAAAGAAAAGTTTGATGTGTACCCATCAGCCGTAGCAAATGCTTGGGTTGTGCGCGAATACAAATCTCGCGGTGGTAAATATCAAAAAAAGACCGAGAAAGGGTCAAAGATGGAAACAATTAAGCAGATCACGGAATTGGCTAAGTCTTTGACAACCGACACCGTGAAGTTTGACCAAGTGGCATTTGATGCTGCTCGTCGCGCAGTCGCGGCACTCATCGTTGCGGAAGCAACTGAAATGGGCGAAGGCTCAGATGAGAACTACTCACTATCACAACTCATTGAAGTCGCTAATCACCTCATTGCTTGGTATGAAGGCGAAGTTCAAGAAGGAGAAGCATCACCTATGTCAGATATCGAACTCTCTGCCGAGGCAGAAATTGTAAAAGAACCAGATACCACTATGGGTTGCAAGTGCGATGGTTGCAAGTCCTGCAAGGGTTGCGATTCAAAGATGTGTTCTGGTCACATGGATTACGCTAAAAACTCACACAAGGAAATGGATGCAGAGAAGTCTGCTACTGGCAAGTGCCTTGAGTGTGGTTGCGATACACCGGGCGAAGCACATGGCCGCACCGATGTAACTACTGCCGAGATAATTGATCTTGGCGCAGAAAAGTCTGCTGAAGCAGATGCAACTGTTGATGTAACCGCTGCAATCGCAGAGGCAATCACAGAGCAGACACCAGAAGTTTCTGAGGGTGAAACCTCAGAGGATGAGGGTCTAAAAGCCCTTGTCGCAGAAGCCGTTAAGAGTGCTATGGAAAAGTTTGAAGCAGAGAAAGTCGCTCTAGTTGCTGAAAAAGAGTCAGCAGTAGAGAAGGCTTTGAGTCTTGAAACCGAACTAGCAACGGCACTAGAAAAAACCGTTGCAGGTGGGCCAAAGCGCACCGCAACAAAGCAATCACCAGATACTCAGAATGAGAATATCACCAAGGCTTTGCAATTCAAGGCTAAGGCAGATGCCTCAACTGATCCAATGCTCGCTCGTGGATACATCGAAATGGCTAACGAAGCACTAAAAGCCGCCGGTATCGACAAGCTAACACTCTAAACGAAAAGGAAAATAATGCCTAACGCACAAGAAATGTTTGGCGAAACATCGCCAAAGGACTTGGCTGCCAAGAACGAGGCGTTTGAAACTGCTCTTAAGTCAGCAGTAGCAGCGCCAAACCTTGACCCAATGTTCAAGCAGAAGGTGGATGCAGGACTTCCACAGGCTTTTGCTAACAAGTCACTCTCAGCCGATGGAGTTGCTGCTCTTAACAATGCTCTCGCAGAATCAACTGCTGACATTGCCAAGGATATCAGCCTTACATCACCACTTAACTCATCCTTCGCAGCCTTCGACCTCGAAGCACCTGCTAAGTACCTCGTACCAGTTCCAACACCACTTCGTAACAAGCTCCCTCGTACAAAGGGTGTCGGTACTGCTCACCGCATCAAGAGAATCACAGGATTCACTAACGCGATCACAGGTACATCAAATATCCATCCGGGTATCACAGAAACTACACAGAACAACTTTGCAGTTAATGGTTCTGCTAACCCTCTATACCTCAACCGTGGCCCAAAGATTTCCTATACTGCTGACGATAAAATCTTCGCTTATAGCTCATTCGGCTTAAGCGATGATGTAACATTCGATGCTCAGTATTCAGGTCTTGGATATCAGGATCTCATTGCGACTTCTGCTCGCTCACTCCTCTACTCAACAATGCTCGCTGAAGAGCGTATGCTTTTGATGGGTCGCGGAACTTCAGGTAACGGATTCTCTGGCGCACTTGCTGCTCCAACAATCACCGCTACTGCTCGTACTGCCGTCACAGGTGAGACTCCAATCTCTGCTGGTACAAAGGTATGGGTCAAGGCTACTTCTGATGCTGGTTCATTCGGTGACTCAGTTGTTTCTTCAGTTGCTTCTGCAACTCCAGACGGATCAACTCAGGTTATTGATGTTGTCATCTCAGCAGCAGTTTCAGGCGCTCTCGGATACAAGGTATTCTCAGGCGTAGGCGCTTCTGAGCCTGCTGATACTGCTAAGTTCTATCAGGGTCGTACTGCTACCCTCAAGTTCACCCTTCAGGGCGTTCTTGCTACAACAGGCGATGTTGCTTCTAACCACGCTGCCGATACATCTGCTTACTCAGCAGGTTATGACGGAATCTTGGCTTATGTTCTTGGCGCACAGTCAGGTTACAACAACAACATCAACTCAACATTCTCAACAAGCAATCCGGGCGTAGAGTTCCAGACTGCTTTTGCTGCAATGTACGCTAACAACCTTGCTAACCCAGATGAGATCTTCATGAACGGTTCAGACCGTAAGCAGCTCTCAGATGCAATCAAGTCTGCTGGCTCAACATCTGCATACCGTCTAAACCTCACTCAGTCTGAGACAGGTTCTTATGTCGGTGGCGCAACGATTGATGCACTCCACAACGAAGTTACAGGTAAGCTCGTAGATCTTACAGTTCACCCATATCTTCCACAGGGCGTTGCTCCAATCCTTTCTTATGTCCTTCCATTCGAAAACTCAGAAGTTTCAAATCTCTGGGCTGCTGTAAATGTGCAGGATTACACATATCTCAACTGGCCTAAGATCCAGTTGCAGAACGAAGCATCAACCTACTTCCGAGGAACATTCGTTGCATACGGCCCAACATGGTCAGGTGCAGTTTCCGGTATTAAGGCTGCTTAGTATCACAACGATTGAGAGCGCATCTTCGGGTGCGCTCTCTCTCATAAGAGGAGGCAAGTAATGACAAAGATGATTCCGCCAAAGGGTATGACCAGCGTTTCAATCAACACGCCCAATGGCAAGAAAAGCAAGTTTGTTGGTAAAGATGGATTGCTCCATATCAACGATCCTAAACTGGTCAAGAAACTCAAAGAAGAAGGCTTAGGCGTAGCGAGCGCAAGCAGCGTAATCGCTAACAGTTCGGCAGTAGGTTTTACTTGTAAGGCTTGCGGGTTCGGTTCATTCTTCAAGAAATGCTCAAAGTGCGGAGAAATAAATGGCTAATGCTTATACCAACACAACACATAAGTTCTCCACCCCTTACCTGACCCTTGCTGAGTTCAAGAACGCCCCCACCGCTATTGATATTGACAACCTAGTATTTAACTCCCAAGACCCAGATGTGCAGGATGCCGAACTCTCTAATGTGATCGCCCGCGCCTCATCATGGATTGACACCTATTGCAATCAGGTTCTCGCTGCTACAACCGAGACCGAGAATATGCGTGGTCGCTTGAGTTCTGATGGAACCCTGCGTATCCACCCACGCTATAACCCTATTATCGCCGTTCTTGCTTTCAGTTACGGCAACCCTACTTCTCAGATGAACCCAATCGTTGATCCATCCGTTGCGTGGATTGAGGATTCTCAAATCATTATGCCGATCGGCAACCTTAGCTTTAACTACACCACCCAAGGCCCACTCCAATTCGGTTTGCCTATGACTCCTCGCCGTGAGTTGTTTGTTAATCTTCAGTATGTTGCTGGATACGCAAATACGACCATTACAAGCGCAACCGCAGGACAATCTACCCTCGTAGTTGCAGATTCAACAGGTATTATCGCCGGATCAAGCCTTCAAATCTATGACGGCTTCAATTCAGAGTTAGTCACGATCGCCAGCAATCACACCTACGGCAACACCACCGTTGCTCTTGCTGCGCCTTTGGCTTACTCACACAGTTCAGGCGTTTCAATCTCAGCACTACCGCCAGCCATTAAAGAAGCGGCAATCTTGGTGACTACCGCAATGCTCAAGGTTCGTGGCGATTCCTCAATGACTATGGCGATCTCAAGCACCGCAGGTCAAAGCATCGCGGGCAAGGATAAGATGGGCGAAGATATTGCGCTCGCTAAAGAACTCCTTACCCCTTACCGTAGGGTCAGATAATGGCAGTAGGTCGCAAAGAAGCCCGAGATACTATTGCTACCTTTATCAAGCCTCCACAGGTAGATGGCATCAATCAGGTCTTTACCTCATTCCCTAAGCGTATTAACTTTGAAGTGAACGCCCTGCCTTCACAGAGAAGCCGTTGCGCCGCCGTTGTCTTTATTGAGTCCGAGACAGAGACTCGTATTGGTCTTGGTGGATATACCTCAGCAGGTGCGGCTACGGGTATCAAAAAGGTTGATTACTCAGTAGCAATTCAGCTCTTCCATCACTCGCTAGAAAACGATGCCGAGGATGCTATGGCTGACTTTGACCGAGTAATAGATAACCTCAAGAACCGCCTTCGCTCCGATCATCAGTTTGGCGATAAGTCTGGCGTACTTGTATGGCAAGCAGCAGAACCAGTCATTAACACTTCTTACGGCGAGCCAATGTCTAGCAACGGTACTGCTACCGAAACTTGGGCAGTTGTGAGATTTGATGTTACCCAAGTTATCA